CATTAAAACTTGTTCCATCATTTTTATCTATGGTGATTGTTCCATTAGAATATGTGCCTCCTGTTGAATAAACATCTGTAAGACCTGTTATTGATATGGTTGAACCACTATTATCAAATAAGTCCAAAGTCCCGTTAGAATTAACATATGTGATAGTTCCACCTGTTATGTATGTATCATTATCAATAACCGATGTTGTAATTGTATTACCTGAACCATCAAGACCCAAGATTGTTGTGGTTGAACCACTATTTAATCCTTGATATTGAATTGTTTGACCTGATGAGACAACAATATCGTAAGCCCCCGTTGAATTACCATAAGATAAAACATTATCCAAGTCCTGTGTGGCTCCTGAAACTGCTGTTGTGATAGTATTACCTGATGCATCTAAACCAAGAATTGTAGTGGTCGAACCAGTATTCAATCCTAAATACTGAATTGTTGAACCACTTGATACTACGATCGGGAATGCCCCTGTTGTATTTCCTTGACTTAATACTGTTAGTAAGTCAGGAATTGTTGTTCCTGTTGAACCTGATAATGATATTGGAAGTATTCCACTATCGGTTCTAACCCATAACAAGTCATCTGCGGTATTCACATACATTTCCCCAACAAATAGGTCGGTTGCGTTAAACTCATTTAATGTGGTTGCTGTTATTGGGGGAATTGTTGGAACTTCACCTGAAATACCAGTTCTCTTTAATAACAATCGGCTATATTCTGTTTTATCACTCATCTTAAAATTAAATATCTATATTTTTTATTTGTTTTTACACTATTGGTGGCTCACTCCCATCAATTATAGGACGAAGTTTGGAATCACCACCAAAAGGTCTAACACTTTCATTTCCCGCATCTACAATATCAATCAAATTGGTTTTTGATACATCCATAACTTCTTCATATCCACCTTCAATTATGTAGGGGTTCAAATATCTAATACCATCTGTGTTGATTAAAATATCCCCCACAACAATCGAATTGGATGGTGCGTTAGTAATTCCATCACCAACTATGATTGAGTTTGTTGTATCACTTCCAATCGAGTTGTTTTCCCCTATTATAATACCATTATTTGCCCCATAATCAACAAAGTTATTTGAACCTGCGATTATTACGGTATTGGAGTTATTCACATTTTGATTTTTTAATAATTGTTGTGGTCTTTCATTATAAACACCACCCGATTTTACTTGGGTTTGTGGAACAACTCTACCTGTTGTGGTGTTTGAATTTGGACTTGTTTGTCCTCCAACTTGTGTTGGGGTTCCTGGTGTTATATTTGCCAAACATTTTCCATTAGACCAAATACCACCAACATTATCACAACATGATTCGGTTAAAGATTGATTGGATAATGAAACATAAATATATCCACCGCCTTTTTGTGGTTTTGCCACAATATCATTAGGACAATCTACCTCACTTTCACTAACATTTTTATTATCGTTAAAAAATATATCCAAATAATTCAACTTATACAAAACAACTTTGGTTAGTTTGTCTATGGCATTTGGGTTGTAATCCACAATTCTATTCACCCTCCAATAAGAATTATCAATTAAAATAGTATCTCTAAAATCAAAATCATTTATATCACTTGGGGTCAAATGAAAATACCCTTCCAATAGTTTAGAATTAACATCTGTGAGGTCATTTAGGGTTGAAAGGTAGAACTCGTTAATTAGGGTGTTATTAGGACAACACAACGAAGTATTGTAGTATAGAACCCCACTATTTTGAAACTCTAATGTATGGTTTGGATTTAATGGGTCATCATACATACCACAATACATATATGAGGTCATATTGGTTGTGGGTAATCCTGGTGCATTTCTTAAAAAATATGGTCTTGGTGAGTTCGATAGTTTTTTTGAGAACAATATACGAGGATTTACTTTGATCGGGTTTAATTGTTGGTTGGTGTCAATATCACAAAAGAAAGGTGCTATTAGATTGGAATTACCAATAAAATTATCTGTATTTAAAGTTGGGGATAATGATAGTTCAAGTTTCTTTTCTTCTGTTGAGAAGTCATTTAGAAAATCAATTTCATACTCCCCATAAACTTTACCCGTTAATTCGTTGTATTGTGTGTTGTAATAATCTTTATCCCCCTTATATGTGAAATAGTATGACTTCACATCTAACTCACTCATAGGGGTCTGTATGATGTCGCTATTGTAATCTAGTTTATAAGTCCAATCTTTAACTCGTGGTTTAGATTCAAAGAACTCATCTCTTGGTTCAATAATTAAATTGTTTGGTGTATTAGGGTCATCATATACCATAAGGTTAAACATCTTAACCACATCCAAAAATAAATCCTTCATTTTCATAGAAGGCAACATATCTGTAATTGGAAGAGGTGTATTTACCGAATAGTTAATGGTTGTTGCTGGTTTGATTTCCAAATAGTTTGCTTGTGGATTACAACAATTCACTACCGCCTGAAACAAGACATTATCACTAACTGACTGCCAAGAAACATTTGTAGGATAAATAAATTGAACCATCACTCTAATTTGTTCTCCTGCATTTAACCATACATTCGCAGCATTCAAGTCCATAGATTTTGTGACTGGGTCTAAATAAACGGAAGGTAAGTTTGCCGTTGAAGATGGGGTAAATGGTTGTGTTCCCGTTTGAGCTATAATTGATAATTGACCTGATGTTGAAACTTTATATATTCTACAAACATAACTTAATTGTCCTGACAACCACCTAAAAGTATTCCCGAACTTATGAACGAAAAATGGGTTGAATGCTAAGTTCAAATCAATAGAATAGAACCCCGATACTTGATTTACATAAGAACAAATGTTTTGTCCCAAATAGTTTGTGCTCCATTGGTTATTGTTGTCTTGAAATACGATATTTCCTTGAGAACCCGTTTCTCTATTAAAGTTCATCCACCATTTTCCACTCGATGTATTCGACCACCAAGTATTACTTTTTTGCATAGCGGGGGATATTGGAATAACACCAGGTAATCCTCCAAGTGATAATGCGGCAGAAATAAAATAACTTGAATTAGGTTGTGGAAAAATTGGGGAAAAAGGGTATGAATATAATTGATTAGAATTAATACCCACTCTAACAATTCTATTTTCAATATCTGTTGATGTATATTGTGGGGCTTCAAGTGGCATGATTAACGACTTGAAGTATGGTGAGTTAAAAAAGTTTGATGAATATGTAAAACCCGCAAATTCAAATAATTTATCCATCAAGGTTTTAAGATATATTGCAGGGTTCAAGTCAATTGCGTTTATACCAACACCAGCGTTTGATAATTGGACTTGTGATTGTCCGTTGATAATCATAGGGTAGGTATAACCTTCCCCCACTTGTGATGGTGTTAAAACTCCATTCACATAAATATTATTGTCGTATGAATCTATGATTGACTGAACATTTCTAATGTGGTCGTATTCACTTAAATCTAATTGGTTTAAGTAGTAATCATTAAAATTTACCATTATGTTTTTAAACACACCAGTAATTACAACTTCAAAATCAACCTGTTTTTGATTGGTGATAATATTTAATAACTGAAAATTACCCTTAAAAATTAACTCATCGTTGATTTTAACCTCAACAGGTAATGATTTCTTGGGGTTATATGTTGTGTTGGATATATCTATGTTTATATCCTGAATTTGTTTGAAATAATCTTGGTTGGTCTTGGTTCCTGGTAGAAGAATTGTTTTAGAGAACGATGACTTTTTAGATGTAATATCTTCAATATCCCCAATTTGATAGGTGAATGAAAAATCTAAATCGTCATAACTATCTAACAGAACTCCATTAGAAACAATTTGAAATTGATTTATTTGAGACATTCTGTATTATGGTATTTTTTCTTTGCGTTTAAATATGATTCTTTGGCTTCGTTTTCAGTATTAAATGAACCAATATATTTTTGTTTTTTATCTACAATAATTCTACTGACCCATTTGTTTCTTTTATTATTCCAATAATACCCTTTAAGATTATCAATATTGGTATTTTTATTATTTAAGGAGTGGTCTGCAATTCTTAAATTACAAATACGATTATCAGTTCTATCTCTATTTATATGGTCTAACATTTCAAAATTAACATTTTGATTTTCATAAAAATATGCGTAATGATGTGCTAATAATTCTATTTTTTTATAATTTTCTACGAAACACATTTTAATATATCCCCCTTTATTTTTGGTATTAACAATTAATTTTCTAACCCCAAATATTTCACCTGTCTCACTATTGTAAGTAAAACCTTTTTTCTTTGCTAATTCACATTTTTCTAATCTCGTCATAATAATAAATATAGTTATTTTTTTTTAGAACCTAAACTCGTTAAATGAAACTGACACATTAAAAGTATAACTATAAAGTTGCTCTTGTAGGTCTTTATACAATTCTATTTTATTATCTAAAAGTTGGGCGGAATATAACCTGTTAGTCGGCGTTTGGATATAAACACTTGTTGATTGGATCAAATCTTCCATTAGTGGAACTTCAAATTGTTTTAACCAACCTGAATTGAGAGTGTATGTTTTTCTACTTCTTGAATAGAATGTTCTTTCACCCCTTCCATAATCATCATAACCAAATGTGTTGTATTCCCAAGTCCCGTCTTGTTGGTAGTATGACTTTCTATCTGCCTCAATAAACTCCCTTGAATAATAAATGAAGGGATATGAAACAAATGAACCATATTGGTCTTTCCACATCAAGTGCCATATTTCATACATAGAACAATCATCGTTTAATTTAAAACATCTGTCTTGTGTTTTTTGAGTTGGTGTTCCAAATGGGGCATCATAACCATACATAACATAAGTATTCACATTACCCGAATACCCTGAAAATGTATTAGTAATATCTACATAAGAACTATTGGATATTTGATTTAATCCAAATGGGGCATAGAAGTCCATTTGACTACCCACATTCTTATCTAATTTGATTTTACCTAATGATGAATAATTGGAATCAAAGAATTCATAAATAACCCCATCAATAAGAGAAGCTCCTGACATATGAAATAATAAAAACCCTATTGTGTTTCTTTCAATTCTATAACAAGTGGCATCTTCCAAGATTGTTGATATTGAATTGGCAGAAAAAGGTCTATTTTGAATCACATAAGGGTCAAAAGCCGTAATGGTATAGTCCTCTCTATTGATATGAGCGTTATAGATACAAAATGCGTTGTAATCACTATATTCTGTAAGTATTTCGGGGGTTTGATTACCTGGATAAGTTATTTCCCCTGATATAATAGGTGATGACCCAGCATAACCTAAATTAGTTTCAATCACAACACCAAAAGTTCCATCAACATAGATATCCGTAATTACAGCAGTTGTGTTATATTCAGGTCTTGGTTGTCCCCATATTGTTCCTGCTACTGTTGAGTTCCCCCAATATGACTGCCAAGTAGTTAGAGATGTTGTTGATTGAACCGATATAATCGTTGTATTTCCGTTGTATTGCGTTAAAGTTGTCTGTCCTTGAACTTGTATTGGTTGAGTTGCTGAAAATCCGTGTTGTGTGTTAGAATTATATTGAGCATAAGCCCCATTTTGAGTAATACCTGTGTAATTCCAAGCCACTTCGTTTTGTTGGATTTGAATAACTTGTCCTATTTGAAATGGAATACCATTTAACGATGTTATTGATGAGTTGTAAAACCCAACAAAACCACCTGTTAAAAACATATTATCTTCAAACTCAAACTTATATTGGGCTTCATAACCTGCCAATAACCCAAAACATCTTTTAGTATCAGGTGCATCATAAATTAAACCATAATTTACAGAAGTTCCTGTTAGATTTTGAGACACCAAATCCTTCATTACATTACTCATATCCAATTTACCATATCCATTTTGATCGGGGGACATTTTCCATTTATAGAACTTGGAAGCTCGTAATGGGTAAGTTGGAATTGGTGATTGTAGAAACAAATTGATTACAAACTCCGTAGATGAAACAATTGATAAGATATTGTAATACCCTGTGTAGATATTATTGTTGTAATCATTTAACAAAATGGAATCCCCCTTTTTGAACGAATGTGGGGTTGTTGATGTTAGTTTGGTTTGTAATTGACCTTGATATGAATATGTGATTGCCGTAGAAATGAATACATCGTCATAAACAGCATTTATCACATATTTATATTGATTTAGTTGGTCGTAGTTTGTATCAAATACCTTTAATGGAATTGCTGAATAAGCAGCCATATAATCGTGGGGTAATGTAATTGCTGAATAACTCATTTTTTATTATTAAATATTATTGCTTGCCAAGTGTTTTTTTAAACATATCAATAATTTCACTTGTGATTTCTTCCTCAAACTTATTTATCCATTTAGACCTATATTGTATTTCCCTAAATGTCTTATCAATAACATTAGTGGGTTTAAGACCAAATCTAAATATTTTGTTTTGAATTGGATATGCCGCTTCTTGTGGAATACCCTTTAATCTCGTCCATTGAAGGATTACATTGATCGGGGGTTTTTTATTTCTATACGAATAGGGGGTATTGTATTTTCTAATTGTTCCACTAACCCCCTGATCGACAAACTTTAAATAATCCTCGGCAAAAATGGTGATTGTTTCCTTACCTTCATTTTCATCAATTTTTATGTTGATGGACTCAATAAGACGACCTGATGCCCTTTTAGAAAAGGGTTTGTTGTTGATGAGTTGTTCTTTAAGTGTTTTAACAAAAAGGTTTGCGAACTCATCTAATGCCTGTCTTTTGACGAGTTTTTTTGCCATATTATAATTTATGTTGTATATTTCGCTAATTGAATTATTGACCCGATAATCCAATATCCATCACCACAAGTTCCATTTCCTACTGTATGGACTAATTCTAAATAAGTTCCATAATCTGTGAATGAAGTTGTTTGATAAGTAAATTGAGGATTTAATGGACTTCCTGTATTATTATATCCGGTCGTGAATAAAACTGTAGAACCTGTTGCTCCTGTATATGATTTAACTTTTGCTTCAACATCAGCACCCAATCTATCTGTATAAGATATTCTCATAATAGTTGTTTTAGGGTTAAAACAAGCATTAGCGTTATTAAAAATTATTTGACCTGCCGATGGAGTAGTTGAACCCGTCCCTGCTAAAACAAACTCTGCTATATTTGAATAAACTGGATTTGGACTAACATAGGGAGTATATGTAGGTGTTGGTGTTGGAGTATGTGTGGGGGTTATTGTTGGAGTTATTGTAGGTGTTGGTGTTATTGTTGGTGTTATTGTTGGCGTAATAGAAGGTGTTGGACTATTAGTTGGTGTTATTGTTGGCGTAATAGAAGGTGTTGGACTATTAGTTGGTGTTGGTGTGGGTGTTATTGGAATAAAATATTCACCAGCATATTTATAAAATGTGTAATAATCATATATTCTTGGGTCATCTATGTTTGCGTAAAAACTTGTTTCGTCAATTATGGATGGGTAATTGCTATTTAATGATTTGAAGAACTCATAACGATTTGTCCCCAAATAATTCATAAACTCTGTAATGTTATTTATCTCTGTATTACCATTCATAATAATACCTTTCCAAAACTCATAGAAATTATCTGCTTGGGTATTTCCTCCTGTAATACCTAAACTCGAAAAGAAAGTGGCTAATTGTATCATACTCTTAAATATCTTTTTTCTTTCTTGTTTTTTTATTTTCTAATGCAATAATTCTTCTTTCCAATTCCTCTAATTTTAATTCTAATTGAGTTTTTGGTGCCTCTTGGACTACTTGTCCGTCTTTAATTATTCTAATTCCCATAATCTATTGTATTGGTGAAACAGGGATAATACAATTCACTTGTTTTAATTTGAATGTGATGTTTGCTACAATTCCTGTTGATTTATCGGGGGTTTCATCTACCACAGGGAAAAATGATACATCACTTGCAAACAACACCCCGTATTGTTGCCAGTCTTGTTGAATCTCTATAATTAAATCCTGTAAGTATTGGGTCGTATCACTTAATATCTCTTGTGAATTATCACTTTTAAATCCGTTTGTATCAAAATAGTTCGGTTGAATATTTATCTTATCCATAAACATTACAGAAAAACTAAATTGGGGGATTGCTGACCTGTTGTTTGATCCAGTTTGGATAATTGAATTGTCGTTCATAGACACCCACATATAAGGGAATGTCATTTGTCTTGATGTTCCAATATCGTAGGTTTCCCCAAATCCAAAGTCCTTTAAAAAGTAATGTCTTTGTTGAAAGTCGCTAAACCAATTAACAAGTTGATTTAATGTGATTATGTTTGTAATTGCCATTATAATTTATTTTTATCTTTTATATCTTCAAGGTTTTTAAAATAACTCAACCAGTTTAGACAATGAATGTAATTCATTTCATATACCTCCGTTTCTTTTAATTTCAAGTCCATCATCAGTTTATACACAAAGTCCAACCAAGTATATCTTTCATCTAATTTCTTATCGTCCCCTAACTTTCTTTTAAACTTACTTTCTTTTTGGGGGATTTCTCGTTTGTAGAGTCCTTTATATTGTTCTCTAACGAATTTTTTCCAGACAAAAAAAAACCGAATACACTATTTATATCCCCAATTTTAATCTTGGAAAATAATTCTTTTCTATTCAATAGGTCTGTGGTGAATGGTTCAATCTTATCGTTTATCTTTTTTCTTAAAAACACACATAGTAAATCAGTCATACACTTAATGTAGTCGTGGTTATACTGACGAAGTAATGTATCTATTGTGATAATCTCTCCTGCTGTATATTTATTGAAGTCTGTGTGAATATAATATAATTCCCCATCTAATTCTATTGCCGTTAGTTTCTTATCTTCAACGGGGGTAAATACGAATTGTAATTGTTCTGTTAGTTGTTTGAAGTCATCAAAACTCATCTGTTGTAAAACATTATGTTCTATTTTGGATAAGGCATGTAATACATCAAAATAATAGAATAGGTCATTTACCTCTCTTTTTGGGATTTCGTATAACCTTTGATATTGGGATATTGTTATGTCGTCCCAAGAAGTAGGGAACGAGTAAGTTGTTAATTCACCATCAATTTCTATTTCTACTTTAATCATAGTTTTTTGTTTTTTCAATAATAGACCACATCGCTCCTACTAATGTTATTACACCACCTATGATTTCGGTAGCTGCCGTTTCGTCAATAATTCCTTTCATAACCAACAATCCCCCCAAAAATGTTAGGGAGTGTCTTAAAATACCTAATGTTTGTTCTTTTTTCATTTGTTTTCTTATAAATATATTGTTTATTTGTTTTGTTTCCATTTACATAAATCTCATTACAGGAGCTCTACTACCTTCTTTTCTTTGACCCAACTTCATCATCGCGATATATCGTAAGGCGTCTATGGCGTGATTGTATGCGTCTATTGGTGTGTTCTCATATCCCCCATCTTTACTCTTTTTCCACATATACTTTTGTAGTTCTTCTAAAAGATTAGTGCTTCGTTTTGTAATATAAATATATTGTTGTTGAAGAACTTGAATACCATAATTCACACTATCACTACCTTTCTCTACTGGTTTGATATTAAACCCATACTTTTTGATTTCGGCAATTGACTTGGGTTCTGCTGAATCTGCGTATATCTCCCCCATTACTTTCATATCCTTCATCAGTTTAGAACACTCACTATTGAGTAATCCCTTTTGATAAATGATTTCATCTGCTATGATTGAGTCGTTGTATTTGTATAGACCGATCAGGGCTAACGGGTCAGTTGAATATCCAAAGTCCATTCCATATCCAAGTAGTCTGGCTTCATCGGGGATTTTATCTATCACCTCATAGTCAGTAAATATCGTTCCTTGTATAGAACCTTCTAAACCAAATAAATAAACACGACACCAATTATCCCAATATGAAGATGTCTTGGCTAATTCTAATTTTGATTCCAAAAAATCTATGGTGTTTTGATCCAACGCAGAATTATCCTTATAAGTTAAAATTAATAATTCAGCATTTTCATCCTGTAATACTTCTTTATTCCAAAAAGGGAATGTTGGGTTGTAGTCAAAATAAATGTCCCCATTTGTTCTCATTGCAAGTTCTAAATAAGAATCTTTTGATATTAAGTTTGCTTCATTAATATACAAAATATCTCGTCTTGCACCTCTTAATTTCTCACTTGATTCACAACTAAAAAACTCAATATAACTACCATTCATAAAACGATATGTTGAGTTGGTTATATTCCATCTATTACTATCAAACCTTTTAGTGATTTTTAGAATATTAATCATATCTCGTATTACCCCTCGTTTTAAGTGGGGTATAGTTTCACTAACTATTGATATGGATAAGTTTGGGGTCTTTAATGCCTTATCAATTAGGATTGCTAATATGGCAATCGTTTTGCCGGCCGAGCTAGAACCTTGAATTACTTTAATTCTTTTTTTGAGTTTTCTTATTTTACTTAACGATTTTGTATAAACAAATTGTTTCAAATTATAACCATTCTAAATTAGATTTATTTTGAGATGTATTTTTTGGATTTAACCAATTTCTCAAAGTGCTATAATTGATATTATTGAACTCGGCAGCATCTCTTAAACAATTAAATATTTGTTTAGTTTTATTATCAATAACTTTTTTTGAACCATTATGATTACCTCTTTGTCTTTTACTACTCATTTTTTGACGAGATTCTAAACTATGTTTTTTACCAGTATTTATTTCACTTAATAATTTAAGAGTTTCTGTAGAATGTTTTTTATTATAAAAAGGGTTTTGTTCCCCCGTTTTACCAAACATACCATTTTTCTCCCCTTTCAATTGAGGACAATTTTTTCCTGTATTCCAAGGCATTCTTCCTTTTCTATCTATACTGGCTTGTTGTCTTTGTTCTTCATTCCATTTATGACCTGAATTACCTTCACCCCCATCACTTAAATTAACAAGAGACCCTAAACCTAAATCTCTTCTACCAATTCTTTTAATCCAATAAGTTTCTAATTCAAACGATTCTTTTTCTGTGATGTTTTTTTCTAAAAAGATAATATCATAACCATATTTATTTTCTATGTTATGCCAAAAATCACTTCTACTTTTTCTTTGGTAAGCACGAGTTCCACAACCTTTACCAACATAAAATGGTGTTCCATCATCTTTTTTAATGTGTAGATAAACATAGTAATTTTTATTTGTTTCCATCTAACAAAGATAATTAAATTATTTTATTCTACCAAATCATCTTCACTAAATAATGGTGGTTCTTCTTTAATTGTAATATCCGTCTGTTGTTTATCTGTATATTGATAATGATTTTTCAATACAAAGATTGCCATAGTTGGATTTAATGAATGTTTGAATGACCCATCAACAATTTTACCCTCTTGTATTTTCTTTGCCTTTTTTATAAGTTCGGCAAACTTTGGGTATTTATCTTTCATTTCCCCGATCAGTTGGGGGTATAAATCCTTTTCTTCATATAAAAATCTTTCAAACCAAATATTATCTTCATCTGCTTTTAACCATTCAATTAGTTCTTCCCCAAGTTGTAAGATTTTTTCTTCCGTCCATTTAACCGGTCTTCCACCAGGATTTTTCTTATTATTACTCATATAAATAAATATTATTGTTTATATTTGTTATTTAAGTATTTTTGTTTCAGTATGAACTTTATATGTATCTACCACAATAACAACTTTGTATTCATCCCCAAGTTCATCTTTTAAATCTTTTTTAATTTGTTTGAATTCTTCTTGGGTTGGAAGGGATGATAATGTAATTTGATAAATTGGCTTTCGTGTAAATAAGTTTTTAATCATTTTTTTAACTTTGGTTTTCTTGTAGTTTTAGTGGTTGTTGTCTTATTCTTTGATCCGCATTTAGAACACCCAACTTTTTCTGCTTCAACCTCATCAACATTTAAATCAAAATTAGATTCTTTAACCAATACTGGTTCATCGTTAGGTTCAATACTAATAATTACATCTTCAATAATTTCTTGTTGATTTAACCAATTTAAAAGTATTCGTTGAGCATGTCTAATCTGTGCTCCACATTTACTACATAATGAAAATCTTTCGTTGAAGGTTCTAATGATTGTTTCTATCTCTTTGACTTCTTCTTTACTTATTCTTTTTAATTGTGTGAGGTAGAAAGCTCTTTGGTAATATTCCCTTTTTATCATAACTTATATGTGTTTATTAAATAAATATATCGTTGATTAGGAAAAATCAATTACATAAATAAAAAAGGGATTATTTCTAATCCCCTTCTTTCATCTACATACACATACTAACCACAAATTATAATGGCTTTTTGTTAAAAACGATTTGGTCTATCTTATCAAACCTTTCTTTAATTTGTTGTGAATATCCATTTTCCACAAAATCGTTTAATACTGTGGTGATTTGGATTATTTCTACCAAACTTAAACATTTTTCACAAGAGTTCATATACTCTACTACCAATTTTAAATTCGATTGTGTCGAAATTTGCCTTTCTTTTGTCTGTCCCATCTTTTTTTTTATTTTAATTGTTATTACTATCCTCTAATCCTGTTTCAATTGCCGGTTCGGCTTTAATCACCTCACCATCTGTAATGGTTGATTGTAATTCTTCATCCATTAATCTCATCCTTAATTGTTTTTGTTCGTATAAAAACCTAATAAAGTTTTCATCCGTTAATAATTCCTCATATAATTCGTCCTTTGTCATAATGTGTTGTTTGTTTAATAAATATACGACTTTTTTTAAAAAGAATCAATTTGCTTTTTAATTTGTTCTATCAATTTTTCTTTAATTTTTTTAATCTCGTGGAATGATAGACAATGGCTTATATCATTTTCCAACCCAATCTGTCTATGGGTTTTATTTAAGGTGAAATACTCATGCCATAAGTATTCTTGGAAATATGTTTTGGGGATTTTGGTGTATGATTTGTCTATCAACTGGTATAATTCTTCTAATTGTTTTTTTTGTTCTAAATCACTTTCATCTATGGAGTAGATATTGTCTATGGAAATGTTGTCTTTAATTCGTGTATTCTTATAAAAACCACTTGTTTTTGAATGTATTTGATTCTTTACGGTTCTAATAAAATAATATACAAAGTATCCCTGTTCTATTACACCTTCAATCTTTTCTCTATTTTCCAAAAATGATAATGCTATTTCGCTGATCAGTTCTGGTTTTAAGTGGAAGTTAGGTTGGATTATGTTATTTATTATTTCATCGTAGATAGTCCCCCGTGAAGTAATCTCTTTTAATATATTATCAAGCATTCATATATTCTTTGATTTTATGTTGTATTCCTCTTATTTTAGACCCTAACTCACTATCATTGGGGTATATGTCTATAAGAGCAAATAAAAGTTCAAATAAGGGGTCGTCTGTGATTATAGCTTCTTCAAATAAAGAATGTTTCATAGCTCTAATCTCACCTCCCAAGTCCGTATCGTTTGGATTGTTTTTAATTGAATCTAAAATGAAGTTTAATTTATCGTTCATCTTTTAATAAATATATGTGTTATAAAAAAAATTAGTTTTTTTTTAATGTTATTGAAACTTTTAAAAAAGTGTGGTATATTTATTAGTAAGTTAAATCGTAGGATACGAGTTTGTTCTGGGGGACTTCTTATCTCTCCTAACGAGCCTCAAAAATAGATGAGGTCTTTTACTTACCAAAATGACAAATGATGTTATGGGGGTAAGGGGGGACTTCTATATCTTTTAAGACCTAAAAATAGATATATTTATAACCAGTATCTAATATGAATTACAAAGAATTATACAAATATATCAATCAATTATTTAATCAATATTTTAATAAATACAGAATTAAATTAGAGGATAAAGAAGATTTGATCCAAGATATAATTATCAAATTATTTAAAAAAGAACAAGAAGGTATTTTATCCCCAATCATAGAAAAAAATAAAAATTATATTTTCATTTCAATTAAAAATGAAATTCATTATAGACTTTATACAAAAAAGAACTTAATAGATTATCAGCCAGACTTCAACGATACTATGATTTTATCCTATCCTACGATAGAAAATGATATGGATAAGGAGATAAGATATAATGAACTTCAAAACCTTCTTAAATCAAACAAATTTAGTTATGAAGAAAGAACACTTATAGATTTAACATTCAAAGGATATGAACTTCAAGATATAGGAAATGAATTAAATTTAGATGAAAGAAGAATATATGCAATTCATACAAATCTAAAAACTAAATTAAAATACAGATTTTTTCCAAATTACAAGTATTTATTAATATATGAGAACGGAAATACAATTGGTATTAAATCTCAAAATGAATTAACAAGAAAAACTGGTATGTCAAAAGATAAAATACTTTTAGGTTTTAAATTGGGTAAAACAAAATATAAAAATTACGAAATAATAAAGTTATGAGTTTTTGGGGAGATTTAAAAAAGGGAAATGAGACTGAAATTAAAATATCACTTCTATATGAAAAAGAAGGTTATACACGACTTGAAAAAAGAGATGATGGTAAGTATGACCTATTACTTAAAAAAGATGATATAATCAGGTCTTTTGAGGTTAAAACTGATTTCTATGTTAGACCTGATAAAGATAGTGGAAACATTTTTGTTGAATATGAATATAAAAACAGACCATCAGGTATTTCAACAACAGAAGCTGACTGGTGGATAAATTATTTTCACAATTTAAAAGAGATTTGGTATATCAAAACTGATGACCTAAAAGATTTAATTGAAGAATATACCTTTTTAACAACTTATCAAAGTGGGGACGACGGATCAAACACCAGAGGTTATTTGATTCCAAGAAATGAAACAGAAATAAAAAAATACTTCAAAGTCAAAAAAATTGATTTATCAAGTATTTATAAATGAATATGTATATGTAGATTTGTATTAATAAGTCTCCCAACTTTTACCCCTTTAACACTTTGGTTTTAGGGGTTTTTTATTTCTTGTCAGGATAGTTTGTTCCGTTTGCGTATGGAACTCTTCCATTTACCACAACATTTCGTGGTTGGTCTTGTGATGGGGCTTTAATCAAATTATTTGTTGTTGTATCAAACTTATACTTAACCCAAATGTGCTTACAATTAACACCACCCCTCCAATTGAATACCGAATAGGTATTTGATCCGCCTTTACCAAAACCAGGATTAGAACTATTCAACATATCTATATCTTGTTTTCTCATTAAAGAAAGATTTGTTCTACTCACAAGAGTTTTACAAAATGGTCTGGTCTTTGGTCCAATATTGCTTGGTCCATATTGAGTGGAGATATAACGATATAAGTTCATAACTGCGAACTTTTCCTCACTAAAAGTTTGTGATGGGATTAAATCACTATCGTCTATTTGCCAAATATAATCTACATTATCAATTATTTCGGTTGTTAGACCCAAACTATCTATGGATATTCCAAGATTATCTAATGTCTCAAACCATTCAACAAAATCTTCTTCCCATAATAATTCTTTAACATATTCAAACTTATAATCATCCGTCAATTTTGGATGTGAAATAAGTTCCTCCAAAGTATAGTCATTTGATAAATCACACATAAATAATATTTTTAATTTTTAATAACCTCTCGTCCATCCTCCACAACCAGAACACGGGTCTTGTAGTCCGTATGGCTCACTCCAAACTCTATAACCCAAGTTAGTAGATGGATAAGGTGTATAAACCCCGTTAAAATAAGCCTGTGTGGTTTTGTATAAGTTGTCTTTTGAGTTTGGATTAGCATACCAACTAAACATAGAAGGGTAATCCAATAAGTATTGAACTAATCTTCTTTGGTAAAACTCGGCCACATCCTTCACATTATTTCTTAAATACTTCAATTCCTCCAAATCTACTGGTGTAGAATACTCACTTGATTCTTTTGAAAGTGATTTATTGGTTGCCTTGAACGCGATAAATGGTAAAGACAAATAGAATGTGTATTGTGCCACTAATGGTTGAATGTAATTTCTCATCAAACTCGTTTCATCATTAGTTAGGGTATTATTTGTAATACCATTTTTAAGAGCATTATACCCTGTTTCCCCGATTGATTGTTGAAGGTATGTATCTTGTGCCTGAATAATAAATGGAATCAATTTATCATCATCTACATTCTGTTCGATTGGAACTGATTGTCTTAAATATTCTGTCGATATAAATTGAACTATTGGGGTGTAAGACATCTTATATTGTATTTATTTGTTTATTCTCTGTTAAAAGTCCTGTTTCATCAGCGTCGCTATATTGTCTCAATTTGATTTCTTCTCTAAATCCTAAATCATAAGCGATACTATTGATTACATATTCTAATTGTTCTTGTCGAGTTGTCGTATAGAACACTTGAAACTCGGCACTTAATTCTTTTCTTTCATCAGTTCCACCCAATTTACCAGGAACGAATGAAACTAATTGTTGTGGCATCTCGTGGGCTTGGGTAATTTGGTCTCTAACCTGATCGGCCAACATAATAAACCTTTCATCACTATCGTTCAAATTGATTGGTAGTATTTCGGGGGCTTGTTCTTTCCCATCACTATAAGTTAAAATAACCTTACCTGAATTAGATGTTCCCTTAAAGTTTCTTTCAAACTCTCTCCAAGTCGTATTCATCTCATCAGGTGTTGGAATACCTGTTGAAAAATTGATTAACATAGAAGGAGTATATGATTGTTTGATTTGATTTAAGTGAAATACACTTATTTCATAATCTAATTCAACCCAGTTCATAGCCGTTGAATAATTTGGAATTGGGTATAAATGTGAATAAGAAGGGTTAGGTTCAGCGTAATAAATCAATTGACGACCTGTTCTATCACTTGGGTCATACTTTTTGATATACTCTGGTTTGTGTTCGTCCTTTTTGAAATGTGCCCAATCACTCGAATACCAATAATAATCAGCTTCTTTTTCTTCTTTTTTTAAACCGATTCTAATTGAGTGTAATGGAAGATATTTCAATTTACAAGTAGAACCATCATTAGACCAAATAACTTCAATACAAAACCCGTTGTATATCTCAAAATCTTTTCCAATATACTTATACAATTGTTCTAAATTATTATCATCAACCCATTTTAATAAGTTTGGGTCAAGAATAGGTTTAATACCAAATCCTGTTGTCAAACGGGACTTCTTGTTGATAATTGCTCGGTGTAAAGACGAACCCCTGTTATTATAAACATCCAATAAGTAGTATGGATATAAATTATCTTGCCCAAATGAAAGGTAATGCACATCACCTTTTTTAACAAAATTATAAATAGGTGGCATATATGCCTCATTAAATGAGAATATTTTTACTTGTTGTTTTTCTTCGGTTTTAATTTCTTTTTCTATTTTCATATTTTATTCAAAAACATATTTAGTTTGTGGTTGGGAGTATGTTTGGAATTGTGTTGAACCACTATTGTAGATATAACATAGTCCGTTTTCAACAATATCGTTGGTTGTTAAACCTGATGTTGATAAAGTGTTTCCTGATGTTTGCCATACTCGATAATTATATTGACCCTCAATTAGATTGTAGGGTGTTAAATTGATTGGATAATAGTTATACCTCGCAGTATTATTAGAAGTGTCCCCAGTCAAAAATAAAAGGGTAGTATCGTCTTTTTGTTTTGAGAACAAATCCAAGATATAATTGGTATTTCCAGTCAGGGTAGTATTTTCAACTAATGTGAATGGAGTTAAACCTGATGTGTAATTTGGAATAGTAATCATATCTATAAATATTTTAATAGTTTATTTGTTTATATCAATCAAAGTATTTATATTTGTAGAAACATTTAAACCACATAATATGACGACAAACGAATTAGTAAAAGAATTGAATAGACGAGGATATGTAGCAGTATTGTTTAACCACGAAACTTGGTGTGTAGAAGGGGAACAACCAATTCCAATAAGATATGTTCAGTCCCAAGTAGAAACGGGTTTCTATCATCAATTCGACGAATTATATGGTGATGTAATTGAAACAATAATAAATGATGATTTCTTTGAAGATTATTGGGATTAAAAATTTGGTATATTAAAAATAAATACTTATCTTTGTAAGATGGAAACGGAAAATAAATATTGTTTATATCAACACACACGAAAAACTGATGGTCGTATTTTTTATATTGGTATTGGTGATGTTAAAAGACCATTTGAAAAATCAAGTAGAAATCAATATTGGAAAAATATTGTAAAAAAATATGGATATAATATTGTTATTTTAGTTGAAGGTATTTCTTGGGAACGAGCATGTGAATTAGAAAAACTTATGATTTCTTTTTATGGTCGCAAAGATAAAAAAGAAGGTGTTTTATGTAATAAAACTGATGGAGGTGAAGGAACTATTGGACGGATTTATTCACAAGAAACCAAAAACAAAATTGGTAATAAAACCAAAGAAAGATTAAATAATGGTTGGATTAATCCTATGACCGGTAAAAATCATTCAAACAAAGTTAAAAAAGACCATAGTATTAGAATGAAAGGTAAGTTTGAAGGTTCTAAAAATCCGAAAGCAAAAATTATTTTAGATAATTATACTGGTATTTTTTATGAAAATGCAAAAGAATTAACAACTTTTTTGAATAAAAATTATAATCGTTTCATTCAAAATCTAAAAAAAACAAAATCTAATTCTGTTAATATTAGATATTCTTATGTATAAAAAAACCCCCTAAAATCCATTAGGGGGTTTATCCACATATAGAGACAGGTTAAACCTGATTACAATTAGTTAATAGTAATTGTAGTTCCTAATAATGCTTCGTCAATAAGAAATGCTCCATTCGCAGATTTCCATTGGATAGTTTGAGATAATCCGTTCATATCACCAAGTGCAACACCCAAAGATGCTTCACCCGCAGATGCTCTACCAGCTGTTTCAAGACCTAAGTAGTAATAATCACCAGCGTTAGATTTAACAACTGCGAATAATGGGGCTCTACCCAATTCAACCATTCGGTTTCTTACATTACAATCAAGACCAATTAATTTAATTGACATATTTGATTCATAGAATACAGTTCCATTTTCTCTGGAATATTGTCCTGTTTGAACTAATCCGGCATGTTCTATATCCTGTGAAAACTCATATACACTTAAAGAACCTGTTGCGGTTAAACCTGTGATAATACCACAAGAATCTTGTGTATATGCTGTGACTGGCAACCACTCCCCGATCCATACTTTTTCCACCCCACCTATAGATGAGCAACCCAATACATATCCACCATTCAAATTACAAGTAAAACTCATATTATTTGTTTTTAATTTTGTTTATTTTTTAATAAGGGGGACTTTCACCCCCTTTGTTTTTTCAATTTAGATTATAGAGAGAATAACACTACATAATCCCAGAATGCACAATTCACACCTGATTTCCATTTAGCAACTACTCTTACTTCTTGGTGGTCGTTTGACCAGAAGATTTGTAGGTTTTCGTAGTCATTTAACAAATCACATCCATAAACGATGTTTGCTTTAGCGGATAAGAACATTTTGTTAGAACCATTCAATCCTTTTACAGCGATTGCTCTAACATTAGTTCCTGGAACCATTTGTGAGAATTGTTCTCCTTGGTCTTCTGCTCCTGTATAGTGGAACAAGTTTGCGTTTCTCAACGCTAATGCGTATAATCTGTAAGTGTCATAACCCATAAATAAATACAAGTCATCTCTGTCGATTATGTTTGCTGGAATTACAGAAACCATATCATCAACTAAACTGATGATGTTATTTGCTGTGATTGCCGTAGCGTTTGAGATATTACCTGCTACTGTTGAAGCAGAGTAAGTAGATTCTCCTAATGTGATTAGACCATCACATAATGAAGTTTGACCTGTAAGGTTTGTATCACCAACCCATACCAAAGTATCAATTAATGAAGAGATGTTCGCAACTTTGTCTTCTGCGTATAATTCTTCAAAACCGAAGTTCTCTGCGTATGAACCAGGTGCAACCAAGTATTGTAGATATACAGATTCTACATCGTTGATACAGATTGATTCATTCACTTTCAAAGGACATACAGTCAAAGTGTTTTGGTTCAAGTCAGTAGTTCCAGCATCGGTGAAACCACATGCTCCCGCTTGTGCTACAAGGTTAGAGGATAAAGTGTTGATTGACGCTGCTGATTTGATGTCAGGTTGAACTGTAAAGAAGTTGATACTTCTTCCACCCAAAACCATTTTTCTAATCAACGCCATTCTTTGCTGATCCACATAAGCCGTTAAGTTTGAAATATTTAAACTCATTT